GTTTCAGATGCTTTGGGTTCTGAACCACTCAATGTACTATACCTTTGCATAGAAGATATTGACCTTGTGCATAAAAAACAGTTGGCAGATTATGTTTATGGTAGTGGCTACCTCGCACTAATCAGTTGCGTTGATGACAACACATTAGATTTTGCCGACAACCCAAACGTAATCTACATTCACAAAGCAATGTATGATGAAAACTACATCCAACTAGATAGTGATGAATTCCCTGATGAATCGGTTGCAACGGATACCGAAACCACCCCAACAGCACAATATCCAGAAGCGGCTTGGGTTAGCAGGTTTGGTAGTCAGCAGCCAGCGTCAATTGAATGGTTAAACAAACCATTGACTGCTGTAATGCCACCACCAACAACACCTCCCGCATCATCCAATTATTACGGTGTTGTCTATGACACTTTGGTTGCTACAGGCTCTGGTAAAACAATGAGTGGTGAGTGGATTGATCAAACCGTTTTCTTAAAATGGCTTGAAATATCACTGCGAAGTCAGATTTTCAGCTTGTTGCACGACAAGGCAAAGGTTTCATTCACTGTTGCAGACAAAGAAATGCTACTGAATAAAGTGCGGTATGTTCTGTCTGTTGGTGAGAAACTAGGTGGTATTAGTCGTAAATACGAAGCATACATTGTTGCAGAGCAACGCGAACAACGTAATATTATTATCGGTTTTAAAGCACAGCTTTTAAATGGAATCAACTCTGTTGAAGACATACAAGGCACAATCACAGCGTAACGTCAGGAATAAATAATGACCGCTATTCAAAATGTAGTACAAGTGGCGATTGATCGTCAAACAAACTTTCCGACAGTTCGAGACCTGAACACTATCCTTGTACTGTCTACACACACCCGTTTTGCAGAAGACTACCGTATCTACGAAAGTGCATCAGCCATGCTAACTGATGGTTTTGTTGTTGGTGACTTCGCATACAAAGCTGTTAATGCCATCTTCTCGCAGAACCCACGACCTGCTAAGGTTGTTGTTGGTAAAAAGTTATCTGGTGACACATATACTGTTGCTGTGAATAAAGCAATTTCAGCATACAATCAATTCTTGTTTTTGATTACTGATGCAACGCTTGATGCAGATAAAATTGCCATTGCAGCCTTAATTCAAACCACTGAAAAGTTCTACATCACAACATCATCTGCTGCTGCAATTCTTGCGGGTACAGCAGGTAACTTGTTCTTGCAGTTTAAAACCTTGGGTTACACCCGTACATTCTACATGTACAGTCTGTTGTCCGCAAACGATGCACCAGAAGCTGCATGGGCTGGTCGCTTTGCTCCTGTGCAAATTGGATCAACCATTTGGATTTATAAAACCCTTGTAGGGATTGTTCCTGATAATCTTTCTGCTACACAAGAGAGCAACCTTCGTGCCGCGAACGCTTGTTGGTACACAGCCGTTGATGGTGATCGCCAAGTGATGTTCGGTGAGAATAAAGTGGCTAGTGGTGAATACATTGATGTGATGTTGGGTGTTCAGTGGATTATCACTCGTATGCGCGAGCGTGTATGGGGAACAATGCTGAACAACGCCAAGATCAACTTTGATAATGCCGGTATTGGTAAAATCCAATCTGACGTAATGACCGTGTTAGCAGAAGCTGTCGCATTGAATATTCTTGCCGACAGCCCTCAACCAGTTGTGACAGTCCCCAATGCTTTGTCATTAACCAGCGCAGAACGCAATACTCGTAACCTTGCAGGTGTTAAATTCAAGGCACGACTTGCAGGTGCAATTCAAACAGCCCTCAACATTGAAGGCGTTGTTTACGCTTAATAGGAAGAAATAAATATGCAAACTACAGCATCCTACGCACCCTCAGAAGTTGTCGTAATCATCTCGCAAGAATCGTCCGGTTTTAGCCATCAAATTGTTGGTGGTGCGGAAGGTACGTTCGTTAAGGTGAGCCGTGACAGCGACACATGGACTCACGTCACTTCTGTTGATAACTTCGCTACTCGCGTACACAGTGCAAACGATAGCGGCAAGATCACCCTAACACTCATGCAATCCAGCCCATCCAACGACATCTTGACTGCTGTGTATAATCGTGACAAGGCACTGAAAAACAGTTCTGGTTTGTTCACCATCACAGTTAAAGATGGTAGTGGTCGCAGTGTTGACTTTGCTCAAGAAGCCTACATCAGTAATTTTCCAGAACGAGATTATGACCAAACCTTGTCTAATCGTGAATGGGTTATTAGCTGCACCAACCTGCAATCATATGTCGGTGGTAACAGCTTAATGGATGGTGCAGATGTTGATGCACTGAATGCACTTGATGCAGACGTAGATACTGTCTGGAAGCGATAATGTACACATATAGTCCGTCAGACGTAAAAGCCAATGTATTGGGATTCGATGTGACGGGCTATGCGGAAGGCACGTTCCTCAGTATTACGCCTGATGCTAAAACCTTCTCGTTTCGTAGGGCTATGGATGGCTCTACAATGGCTGTGCAGAATAAGTTTCAAACATATACGGTTAAATTTGTTCTGCAACAGTCCAGCCCAACGAATACTTGGCTACATTTGATTTATAAACTATTCAAGAAATACGGCATCGCGTTTATTATGCCCGTCTTGATTAGAGATGCGAGTGGCAATACATCGTTTTTCGCAACAGACTGTTGGTTTGAAGGCGAGCCTGAAAGTAACTTTGGCAGTTCTCTTGGTGTTGTTGAGTGGATTATCAAATGTAATGATGGCAGTTACACTCGTGGCGGTAATGGTGATACACCAATCATCCTATCTATCATTGCAGCAGTGCAAGCAGCCCTCGCTGTGGCAGGCAATCTCGGTGTTGATTTAGGTGATTTTGAATCCGCATTATCTTCCACGATTGGAGACGCAGCAGAAGCTCTAGGGGGATTAGTCTAATGGCTTTACGAGACTTTATCACTAAAGCAACCAAGGTCTTTGACCCATCTGAGAACAGGATTGACATTGCAGGCATCACCCTTGATGGTGTCACCTCTATCACTGTTGATACTGTAGAAGCCTACAAGGTTATTGAAGGCACTCACGCCAGTTACACCACCCCAATCAAGACCACAAACAACACAGTTAAAACCACTGTCACATTATTACCAACAGCAACATGTCACAACCAATTATGGCAACTTAAACGGTATATTGACACTAATGGTGGTATGTTTGAAATGTCCGCTCAAAGCAATGGTTACTTAATCATGAGTGGTGTTTCTTGGTTTGTCAGCACCCCAAGCTATTCATTATCAGCAGAACCAAACGACCTAACTTGGTCATTCTGTACCAAACTCTCAACCGACACGACAGAAATCGTGTTTTCAACATTATCTTAGGAGATTTACAATGTTCGACCAACACAAAGTGTGTATCAACGACACCGACTACATCATCAATCCATTCAAAGGCAAGCAGGGCTTAAAGCTCCAATTAAAACTTTTGAAAATCATCCAACCCGCATTATCTTCTTTGCAAAACGTCACAGACGATGCCACACAGATGGTGGTGATCGGTGAAATGCTTAAAGGGTTGATGTCTAGTGCAGATGAAGATGCACTTCTAGCCTTGATTGAAGAATTGCTTGCTGGCGTGTATAAAGGTACGGTTAAACTTGACATTGACAAAGAGTTTACATGTAATTACGCAGTAATTCTTGAATTGTTAAAAGAGGTGGTGATGTTTAACTTCAAAGACGTTTTTTCCAAACTCGGTATCGCTTCCGAGTAGGTGCGACTCCGAGGGTAAAGAATCCCGATATTGATCGTTTGGTCAATGATTGCACACTAGACCCCATTGTCGTTGCTATTCTAAATTGCGACCCACCTATTTCCACCCTGCATGATATTTACCATAAATACACCATGCCTGAAATTTATGACCTTCTTGAATATTGTGAAGTGCATAGTTTTATGATTGACATGAGAAACAAACAACAGGAGAATAAATAGGTGGAAATCGCAAAGATGTTTGCGTCCCTTGGTTTCAAAATCGACATGGCAGCTTTGTCGTCATTCGATGCAGGAATCAGAAAAAGTAAAGGGGAGCTTGCTAACTTCTCTCGTGGTGTTAATGAAGCAGCACGAAAAACCAATGTGTTAATCAGACGACTTGAAGCTCTGAATAGTGGTTTTGATACATCAAAGGTTACGGTTGCTACAAAAAACATTAAAGCTAACGCAAAAGCCTACCGCACTGCTGTACAAGACACCACAAACACCATTGGTAAGTTTGAAACCAAGCTCGAATCCTTGATGTTGACTTTGAAACGTACCGACAACCACTTGTTGAATGGTATGAGTAACATGTTGGCGTATTCGTCAAGTGTGTTACATGCCAGAACCTCAGTTGAAGCCTTGGTGTTGCAGATTCGTGCGCTTAGGGCTTTGGGTGGTGGTTCAGCATCAGTCAACCTAAACCAAAACGCACATGGTGGTAATCGCACAGGCAGCGGCGCTCCATCATCAATAGCATCAACAGCAAGCAGTGGTTTTGCTGCCGGTGCTGCCGGTGGTATGTTGCAGCGATTCTTACGACCCACATTGGGTGCGGGGATGGTTGCAGGTGGCGCACTCACAGCAGGGTATGCACTGAAAGAAGTTGTTGACGTTGGTCGTGAATATCAACGGATGGTGACGAAGATTCAGGCTGTCAGTCGCTCGACAGAAGAATTCAATCAGAACATGGAGTACCTCAAGAAGACCTCCAATGAACTTGGTACTTCAACAGTCGATTTTGGTAATGCTTACGCTGGTATCTTTGAGGTTACAAAGAAATCGCAAGGTATGGGCAAAACCCAAGAAGCCTACACAGGATTTAATCAATTCTTCAAAGTGATGCAGATGACCCCCGATGAGTCGAAGGGTGCATTACGAGCTATTCAGCAAATGTTTAACAAAGGGAAGGTTATGGCGGAGGAGTTCACCGGTCAGCTTGGTGAACGCGCTATCGGTGTAACCAACCTGATGGCGCAAACCCTCGGTATTACAACCGATGTACTATTTAAGCAAATGCAGGAAGGAAAGCTAAAACCAGAAGACATGTTTAAGCTCGCAAAAGCGATGTCTGAATTTGCTACAAGCAGTGC